GAGAAACACCGAATGGTGTTCGTGCCGGTGACGTGGAGAGAATTACCGGCAATGCCCCAAATATCAGTCGTGCCGTTTCCTGCCGAAGCTACAGACCCACCATCCTTGTTGACGTGGTATTCGGTAATTGAGACATTCTGCGGATCAAGGAGCGAATAAGCGGTGGCGGATAGTCCAGAATCTAGAGAAGTCCCGCCATCGCTTACTACGTTGATGGTTGTAGAGCCCGCAGAAACCGCGATGCTGGAGATCCGGCTATAGACCGTCCCCCCGGTGTTCGTCGTTCTGATCCTCCGGCCGTTCTTGAATGTCCCAGACTGATCGCCCTGCAGGACTAGTTGCGTCCCGCTGACAAAGGTTGGGGAAGGACCTGTTACCCACTCGCTCGCAGCCCCGGAGATATCATTGATCCCGGAAAGATCATCCAGGGTGAAATAGGGAGAAGCAGGTGGGTCGGTGTCGTTTGAAGGTGCAAAGACAACATCGATCGTGACCCCAGCCGGAATCCATACCTCCGACCCACTCGGTAGATTTCCCCCACTGTCCAAAACGATCGGGTTGGTATGGGAAGCTCCCCCGGCGTTGTCCTTGTAGACGGTGGTCTTGGTCGAAGACCCTGCTACATAGGTAAAGAGCTGCCCTCCACTGGCTGGAGAATTCCCCCCCGGAACGAACCAGGTCTTGTGTACTGTTGGGCAGAGATAGAAGGATGCCATTTATTTCCCTTATACTTTCAGCATGGAGCCGTGGCTTTTAGGGAAACTGCTTTCCCCATTCGCGTTGTTCATCCTAGCGGTCCTCATCCTCGTGCCGGTCAGGAAGCTCCTGCAGCGCAGGATGAAACCAGGGCGGCTCAAGTCATTCCTTTTGACGCGCATAAACTGACCCGCCTATAGAAAGAGGCGGAAGCGCGTACCTTGAAAGTTCGGAAAGTGGTACGAGGCGTTTGTTCGAGGCCGTCAGGCGTTGAGCCGCAGCCTGAGCTTCTGCAGGATTCACTAGGAAGTTACCTAACCTAGACTGCACAGCGTTCTCTGCTGGCTTGGCTATAGCACTGAGCGCCCTTCCTCCGATCGTGTCAGCAATGACCTTCTCCCCCCATCCTTGGGGGAGGCCAAGCGGACCTAGAATTTCACGGATAGCATTTCGCCCAGAAAGATATTGAGCAGTTGGACTACCAGGAACAGCCGCCCTCGCTACTGCCGCGGCCTCGCGCCCGAGATCAAGCCCGAGGTTGGTAAGCAAGTTCATTTGCTCAGTGGTCAGGATGTCAGCTAGTTTTGCTCCGCTGAAACCTGTTGCTTTCTTCGCCATCTCATCCCCATCCTTCAAAGCTTTGGCGAATGCCTGCGGGGAAAGTCTCTCAGCTCCCAGGTCACTCAATGCAGGAACGAGCTTGTCGTACAGATAATTCGTCACCTGGATCTGGTTGATGGGTTTACTCGCGGCTTGATACTCGGCCATAGCAGTTGCGTATTTGGGACTGATCTGCTGCATAACCCCGATCAACTTGTCTTTCGTTCCCATCAAAACGCGGACTTCGTTATCGTTGCCGGCTCTCTTAGCCACGGAAATCATGTCGTCTACGGCCATTTTCATGTAGTGCAAGCCCTCCAACGAGCCGCCCTTCATGTCTGATGCTTTAAGAATGGTTCCTGATTCCTTCGCTAACCGTAGCGCTTCATCGCGTGCTTTTTGAATGGACGGCCGCGCGAGCAGTTCTTTGACATCAGGAGCAAGCTGTTTCGCCTTGGCCGGGTCAATCGGAGTCTTGAAGGCGTCTCCATACAACCGCTGGGCGGCGGTTTCTCGCGCGATCTCGAAGAACTCCTTGTCCGTGGCATCGCCCATGGATAGCAAAGCATCCTTTCGAGCTTGGACACGAGCTGTCCGGCTTTGCGCCATCAGAGAGGCTGTTTCAGGCGAAGCCGCTTGCGCCGCTCTCTGAAGCTGGGCAATACCCGGATCTCCAGTAATCTCCGCGAGCGTTGGTTTTGACCCAGGAACCAACTCGTTGACGGTCGCTTTTGAAAGGGCGTCCTTGTCCTTCGCAAACCGACTTATGGTGTCCAAGGCGATACGCTCCTGCCCGCCCCTGGTGAAGGGACTTACCATGGCTTTGTAGAGCGCAGGCCCAGCCTTGACGGCTCCTGTGATGGCCGCAGACCCGATACCACTCAATGCGATATTTCCTGCGGTCTCCCCGGTACTCTCTGATGGTTGTAAGGCCCCATATCCGGCCCCGTACAGACCAGACCCAAGAACCGTATTTGCACCTGGAGCGAAAGCCAGTGGAAGCGCTAGACCGATATTTCCAAGAGCTACCCCAGCTCCTCCTGGACCAGGAACCATCCTGGTTTCGGTCCCTTGGTAGGTCATGCGGGCCGCTTTTGAAGGGTCGGTGTCCGTCAGTACCTTTTGCTTTCGGATTACCTTTTCGTGCTCGCCGGCCTTCAGAAGGGGTGCATCTCGCTCCCGAGATTCCCGTACCTCTTCCCTAGACACTGCGCCGACCCACTGTCCAGCACCACGGGCCAAGTCATAGAACGCTTTCCCGGTCCCAGCTCTAAGTAAGTCGAAATCCGACATTCCTTCCGTAGGATCAGGCTTTTTGCCTCCGGCCTTTGCCTCAAGCTCGGCAAGCCTGCGGAGTGCTTTCAGTTCCTCGAGATCGCTCACTTGACCTTGAATCTCGCGCGCAAGGATTTCAGTTCTTCCTGCTCTGACGGGGTAAGCTCGACGGGCCTTTCTTTGATTCGATGCTTACTTACGACCTGCTCTGCACGAACACCGGCCCGTTTCGCTTTTTCCTCGTAGTCGTGTTCGATCTCTTCCTGATTGGCTACAGCCCCCTTGTAGAGCTTTTCTGAGCGCGTCACGAAATCAGCGCGCACATTGGGCGCCAGCCTTTCACCAGCAAGCACCTTGTTGTAGTACGCCACGACACGATCCGGAACGCCACCGGAGTTTTGGGCTGTAGCGAATTCACCCTCTCTGACCGTCGAGCCAGGGTCTAGGACTTTCATGTAGTTAAAGATCAACGCAAGGTCGCCGGCTGCGCTCGGGTCTTTAGCCGACTCGATTACTCTTTGGTGTGCATCGCGGACGCTGACGAACTCCTTTGAGGCTTTCGCAAAGTCGTCCCGCATCTTGTTTTCTTGCTCGTTCGTTGACTTCCCTGCAACTGCGGCGTTCGCCTCGCGCACCCTGGCATCGGTCAGGTCTTGCCCCCTCATCGTCACAGCACGATTCGCTGCTCCCTCGGCTTTCACGCGAGCATCCGTCATCGTGGCGTCAGGAGTGGGAGTCTTCGCTAGGTTCGTCCCCTTGATTCCTGGATTCGTTACCGGGTTCACATCAACAGGAACCAACTGCCCGCCTATATCCTTCATCTCGATCTTCGGCGTGTTCTGCTCGATGAACTTATCCGCGTTCATCACGTTCTGCCTTTGCCATGCAGGATCGAACACTGCCGGCGCCTTCATAGCAGCTTGAGACTCGAGCCTCGCCCCCAACTGCCTCCAGGCGTCGTAGGAGGCTTGGTCAGTCACTTGAGCGAGACCATCCCGGAGAAGCTTCGCCTTCGATGTTTCGGTTTCAATCCCGAGCTTCGCCATCTCCGCAGCGGTCTTTAAGCTTGTTTGCCTGTCCTTGGCTAAAGACGCTCCTTTGGTCGGGGAAATCCCGTAAGCCTTGGTCAGACCCTCCAGGCTGATCGTTCCGGTTTGCGGATCCACAGTTCCAGGTTGGCTGAATAAGCCGGCAAGCTGTTCTTCCTTATCCCTGGATTTAAGTGCCTCGTCGTACTGAAGCTTTCCAAGCATGTTCTGCTGGGAAAGAGCTTGCAGAGTAAGAAGCTTGTCCGGCCCCATGATGTCCGGCTGTCTGACTTGCAGGGCGATGTTTGGATTCAGGGCCATGGCTTAAGCGAAATATCCGCCGATGTCGTTAGCCCCGGTCATACTAGGAAGCGAACGTAAAGACACCGAGGGCGCTTGACTGCCCTGCAGAAATTGGTTCATCAGATAAGCGTTGACCCCAGTACCCACACCTCCTGAAATAGCGTTCGCTGCCCCTACCCTGCCGGCAGCTTGAGAAGCCGCTCCGCTGGTGATCGTGTCGCCCATCTGACCGGCTACCGTCGTTCCAAAGCCTCCCAATTGAGCTGCTGCGTTCTGACCTGATCCAGACATCGCATAAAGCCTCGACCAGATGTTGTTTAGATTCGTGTTGTAGTTGCTGAAGGCGTTTTGAAACTCGTTTGAAGCCAGCCCTTGCGAAAACCGTCCAATGTCCTGCAACGTCGCCGGGGCGTACAAGGTCTTATTCTTCGCCGCCGCGTTCTCGATCGCTTTCTGTCCCTGCTGGAGATTGAATTGATACGCAGGCGACTCTTGAAAATCCTGCATCGAAAAAGGCTTGGTTAAATAACCAGCCGGCAAATTGGTTTGCGGCGCAGCTTGCACAGAGTCAGGGGTTCTACCAAATGTTCTGTCCTCGAACCTCCCGTATTCCATGTAATGCTTCCATGGGTCTACCCTCGCAGCCGCTACGTCTGGGTTTTGGCGCAGATAAGCCGCCGCGTCGAATTGATCCCTGGACAGGTTCGAACCCTTGGTGCGGTCATCGAACTCTTGCGCACCTCCAGACCCGCCAAGACCAATAAGCCTGTTCAATTCGCTGAGTGAGACTCTTCCAGCTCCCATCCAAGGAGATAGATTGTTTTGGGTCTCATCGAACATCCGCTCCTGCAACCGGAGCGACTTATCCGCGCCTTTAGCTTGGATATCAGCAGCATCCTCGGCAGCGTCCGCCCCCAAGAGAGAACTTCCTAAAATCGCACCGCCAATTATCCAAGGCACTAGAATCCCCTTCCTTTCAGTCTTTTTGCTGCCTCTAGCGACCACACACAAATGAGACGTGTGTTGTCCTCTAATGCCTCGAACATGTGTTTCTTCCCTGCTTCGATCACCACAGCATGCCCGGCTTCGATGTCCTGCTTGAACTTGCCGTCAACGTATAGCCTTGCCTTTCCATTCCCCACTAGGGTTGCGTGGTCCTCCGAGTGAACGTGTTGCGGAATGGTGGTTCCGGCGAAAGCGAGAAACACTGACCTGAAGTAAACACCGGCCATCTCTTCCACAAATTCGACAATCTCGGTCATACAACCGTCCCGTCGTATCGAACCCACACATTCGAGCTGGCATGCTTCAGAAACACTGGGAACCCCAATGTTCTGTCGAAAAAAGGCATGCCCTCATAACGGCCTTTGAAATCTTCCGTGGGTCGTGAGGTCGTGGAGCCATTACGGCTTGCTGCGATCGCAGTTTGCTGCATGGCTTGAAAGAAAGACGCCCATTCCGGTTTGAGACTCAGGGAAACGAGCTTGCCTTTCTCATCGGTGACGACATCGAACATCTGAGAAAGAGAGGAAGGCTGTTGGATCGAAGGGCCGGCCATCAGAAAGGACTTCCCTCGATCTCGGCCGAAGCCCCGGTAATCACTCTTTTAACTGGGTCAGTGACTCGAAGCCGTAGAACCCAATCCTGCGCAGAGCCGAGATTTCTCCAGACAGCTCTTTGCGTGTACTGACCGACCTTCCCCATATCTGACCATCCAACGCTGTTGAATGAATTACCTCCGTCTTTGGAGACTTCAAGCATCATCTGAGGATCTGATCCCTGGCCCGTTACAAGACCCACCCCTGACTGGATATCGACCTGAAGCTGTGAAATTCCGATGTGTTTATCGTCGTTCCAGATGTGCTTGGAGGTGACTTCAAACGGCAAAGTCTCGCCGTTGTTCGAGTAAACATTCGGATCGAGCTTGTAGATTTTCCCGTTACGGTAATCCGTGACTAACCGCTGGTTTAGGAACGTGCAGTATTTGTTGCCCCAGTCCCTGGACCCTGCCGAGTCCTGAAGCTCAGACCACGTATCCATCGCCCCGTCGTATAACCAGGACTTGTTCGCAGTCGGGAAGTTGAACTGCGCCATCGGATGACCACCCAGCATGTATCCAAAAGCTGTGCAATTGGCAACATCAGAGTAGGCGTTAATCAGGTTTTCGAGCTCGAAATTGGAAAGTCTTTTCAGCCCGAACCCGGACATCCTCGAGATATTGACTTCCCCCATGTTGTTCTTGAAAAGACCCGCTATGGAGTTGTCGTATTTGAATAACGACCATGGAGAAGCCAGACCGAATTCCTGCGACGAACCAGGAATGTTTGCATAGGGGAAATCAGGGAGACCGGCGTTCTGCCAGAACTCGGTGTACTTATCCCCGAACAATTCAATGATGGAGTTTGTCGCAAGGATGGCTTGAAGCTTTCCAGGTCCAGATCCAGCGAAGTTGATATTGGAAGCAGGCCATACTGAAGTCGTGGCATTGCCCGAGAACTGCCACTGCTTGTTTGACGCAGCACTTGCTACAGCAAACTTCGCATCCTGCCAGGTCGTGTATCTCGGGGAGGTAGTGAAATTCCCATCTGTGATCTCGGTTAAAGCTCCCCCGTTAACCATGTCGTACCACCAGCCATCGGTTCCATCTACCAAGACGAGGTACGTCCCGTCATCGGCCATGGAGACGTTCCCGCTCGTGGTGTTAATCATCCCTATGGCAGTAGCAGTGCCGGCGTTGTTTACGCTGTAGAGGGTCCCTTGGTGAACGGTGAAGAACAAAGGGGTATCAAGAGTATCGACCGGCCAAATGCCTCTCGAAGGGCTCGCTCCGAGGTCTGCGAAAATTGACTTCCCCGGAGTCCCGATCAGGGCAATTCTTGTACGGTCCTCTTCCTTCTGGATTTCGACGTAACAGTTCACTCTCGACTGCGCCGTGATCGCAGGCGATTTGCCTTTCAACCCGACGCCGAAGAGTTGAACCCTCACCTAATAGCCGCCCCTGTAGATGTTGTACGAGCCAAATGGATGACTAACAATTGCGTCATCGCAGGCAGCAAGAGTCTCTTTTAGGTTCGCCCTCTTGATGTTCGCCATCCCGTCACTGGCGGCTTTGGTCAAAGCTGCAAGCTGGACTTCGTTCAGCAAGCAGGGGAAACCGTTCGCCATAAGCTCGAGGGCGAGATTGGAAACGAACGTCCGCTCATACCCGGGCGGCATGGAGATGGAGACCGTTCCGGTAGAAGCTGTGACCTGATTCAGCACAGAGTCATAGAAAACGGTCCTCACCGCCGTAGGGACCGGCCACACGTATATCACCCCTAACGGATAGGTCGAGTCATAGAACAGCGTGTTGGGATATTCCGAGGTCGTGGTCTTCAGACCGATCCCGTTCCACACCTCACGAGTTACGATCGTCAGAGGATGATCATTCCCGTTCGCATCCCTGACGAAAGCTTGGGTGATGTCTATGGGTCTGGTGACGTTGATGACCCCGCCTGAGCCGATGGTGTAGCTCTGGGTATTCGCAACCAGAGAAAAGTTTCTCTGAAGAGTTGCGTAGGACATCAGGTTTTGCGTGGACCACGACTCTA